ATGTCTTACAATCACAAGATTTCAACAAAAGAAATCTCTACACAGTTGACCACTCCTGTCGAAGCAACGGCAGGTCTGCAGGTCGTAGTTGGTACAGCTCCGGTCAATCTTGCAAAAGATCCCACAGCTGTGACAAACAAGCCGGTCATTGCTTACAGCTTCTCAGAAGCCGCTGAGCTCCTCGGCTATTCCGATGACTTCGCAAGCTACACACTCTGCCAGTCCATGGATGCATCCTTCAGAGTGTTCTCAGTAGCACCAATCATCTTTATCAATGTACTTGATCCTACTACCCACACAAAGAGCTACACAGGCTCAAATCTCGCTGTAAGCGACGGCGTGGCAAAGATCGACGATACGGGAATCCTGCTCGCCACTCTCGAAGTGGAGACAACAGCAGATCCTGCAGTATCCCTCACAAAGGATACAGACTATACAGTAACATTTGACGATGATGGCAAGGTGCTCATCACACTCCTTGATACTGCAAAGACCACAGGCCTTACAGCTGTAAACGTTACAGCAACACAGCTCGATCCTACAAAGGTTACAGCTGCAGATATCGTAGGCGGATACGATGCTCTCACAGGCAAGGATTCAGGCCTCGAGGTCATCAGACAGATCTATCCTACACTCGGACTCGTCCCAGGTCTCCTTCTTGCACCGGGCTGGTCACACAATGCCACAGTGGCAGCAGCCCTCAAGGCAAAGTGCGAGAACATCAACGGACTTTTCACTTGCGAGTGTGCCATCGATATGAGCACTGTGACAACAAAGGTCTACACAGGTCTCAATACTGCAAAGGCTTCACTCGGCGTCATCGACAAGCACGCAGTGCTCCTCTGGCCAAAGGTAAAGCTCGGCACAAAGGTTTATTACTATTCAGCGGTATGGGCGGCTATGACAGCCTACTGCGACGCTGAACATGGTGATGTACCTTACAAGAGCCCGTCAAACGAGATCCTCAACATGTCTGCAGCAGTGCTTGAGGACGGAACAGAGGTCATCCTTGACAACTCTCAGGCAGCTCTTGTCAATTCCTACGGTATCGTTACCGCAATTAATGACCAGGGCTGGAAGGCATGGGGCAACAATACATCAATCTATCCTACATCTTCGGATCCTAAGGACAGATGGATCGCATGCCGCCGCATGATGAGCTGGTATCGCAATCACTTCATCCTGACTTACAGAGATAAGGTTGATGATCCTACAAGCTACAGACTCATCGAGTCCGTTGTCGATAGTGAGAATATCTACCTCAACTCACTTGCATCTGCAGGTTCGATCGCCGGTGGAGAGGTAAGCTTCAATGAGGCAGACAACCCTATTACATCTATCATTAACGGAGAGATTCACTTCGAAACAAAGATCGCATTCTGGACACCTGCAGAGTGGATCGAGAATGTGATCGAGTTTGATCCAACTATTCTCCAGAACGCACTGACAGGAGGTAACGAATAATGGCAAAGAAGATCACATCCTCAATGATTCCTGAGGTTTTGAACAATTTTAAAGTCTATAACGGCGATGGCGATGAGTATCTCGGCATCACTTCCGAGATGTCTCTCGCAGAGCTTTCGGCCATCACTGCATCCATCAGTGGTGCCGGACTCTCAGGCACTTACGATGTCCCGGTAGTAGGACATTATGATTCGATCTCTCAGGAGATCCCATTCAGAGTGCTCGAGCAGAGCGCAGCAAGCATCATGAACACCATGAAGGTGGTTCGTGTCAATGTAAGAGGAGCTATCCAGTGCACAGACAAGGGCACAGGAGTTTCCGAGATGGTCGGCTTTAGATATGTTTGCGGCGGACGCTGCACATCATTTAATCCGGGTACAGCTCAGCCGGGACAGCCAATGAACGGCTCAGCAACAATCAATGCAACATATATCCTTGTTGAGATCGGCGGCGAAAAGGTCGTAGAGATCGACAAGCTCAACAACGTATGCAGAATCGACGGAGTTGACCTGCTGGAGCAGGTAAGACGTCTCTGCTGATAAAGTGAGGTAAAAAGGGTTATGAAAAAGAACGTTGAGAATACAGGTAAGGGAGTCGCTGAAAAGGCGGCTCCTTCGTCTTTAAACGAAGAGCAGAAAATCAAGGAGAAGATGACATTTAAGTTATCAAGACCTTTTAAATATGACGGTGAGGAAATCACCGAGATAGATATGAGCGCAATGCTCGACCTGTCAGCGAGCGACCTTGTACAGATTGACAGAGAGATGTCGAGACTCGGATACACCGGGACAAGACAGGAGCTGACAAGACAGTATGCAATGCTGGTAGCTGCAAAATGCATGCATAAGCCGGGAGATTTTTGCGACGAAATGGATGCAAGAGACTCCATCAGGCTCAAAGAGTATGTAGTGACTTTTTTCTACGCCACAGTCTAAATCCGGGCGAATTAGACATCATAAGGCAGATAATCGCCCAGATATCCCTGAAGACAGGAACGTCTCTGCAATATCTTTACGACATGCCGATAGACGAGCTGGATGCGCTGACAAAGAGCATCCTTGATGTCAACAAGGGAAAGAAAAAGAAATAGTCAGTGAGGAGTTTGAGAAATGGCAGACAGTAAATATAAGCTTGCCCTGCAGATCGTCGGTATGGTGGACGCATCACTTGGCAAATCAGTCCAGTTGACAAAAAAACAGATGCGAGATCTTGCCAAAGCCGCAGCAGATGCATCGAATAAGACTGTATCAGTGTCGGAAGCATTTCAAAAAGCTTCTCCTGGCATTGATGCTATGTGGGGAGGTCTGACAAAGGCAGCAGGCACAGCAATGCAGGCCATGGAAGCGGCAGCAGGGCTCACTTCCGTCGCAGGACTTGCGGCTATAAAGACAGGCTCTGAGTTTGAATCCGCTATGTCATCATGGTCAGCCACAGCTTCGGCGACAGAAGCTCAGTACGAACAGGCAAGACAGGCGGCCATGGAAATGGGAAGGAGCACATCAAAAACCGCCACAGAGTCCGCTAATGCCCTCGAATACATGGCATTGGCCGGATGGTCGGTAGAAGACTCGATTCAGGCTCTTCCTGACGTTCTGAGGCTTTCTGAAGCCACAGGGCTGGAACTTGCAAGGACTTCCGATCTCGTTACGGATTCGATGTCAGCGACGGGTGAAACCGTGGATGATCTCACAAAGTTCTTAAATGTTGCGGCTCAGGCAAACAATAAATCAAATCAGACTGCCGAAATGCTCATGGAGGCATGGATAGGAGTCGGCGGTACCATGAAAAACCTTAATGTCCCGATAGAAGAATCTGCTACAGCCCTGGGAATACTCGCCAACAGAGGTATCAAGGGCTCGGAAGCAGGAACCGCGCTGAATGCCGTAATGGTCAATCTGACCACCGGATCAGGAAAAGCAGGAAAGATGATGGCCAAGCTGGGAATCTCAGCATTCAACAATGACGGCTCATTCAAGGGGCTCAAGCAAACTCTCCTGGAAGTAAACGAAGCAGTGAGTGGAATGAGTGACGAAGAAAAGAACCTCGCTCTGTCTGCAATAGGTGGAAAACAGCATATCGATGCACTGAATGACCTTTTATCAGGCTTGAACACCACAGCTGCAGACGGAAAGATAGAGTGGGATTCCCTTGCAGATGCTCTCGAGCATAGTAATGGTGCACTTGAAAAGATGGCGGCCAAGAAGATGGATAACCTCCAGGGCGACATGAAGATAGCCACATCGGCAATGGAAGACGACCTTATCCGCCTTTATGACACCTTCAAGGATCCTCTGAGGGAAGCAGTCCAGACAGGGACACAATATATCTATCAGTTTGGTGATTATCTCGAGAATACAGTATCAAAGGCTATCCCGACTGTAAGAAGAGAGCTTCTGGATGGCAAGGATGCACTCCTTGAATTCACGGATCCCCTTATCGCAACAGGTAAGTGGCTCATTGATAACGGGGATAAGACCGTGGGTGTGATTGTAGGCATAGCTACAGCGATAACCACGCTGAAAGTCGCGAAAGAAGTTAACAGCGCATTAATGGGACCTAACGGAATCATGGCTTTTGTCACAGCGATGGGATCAAATCCTGTCACGATGGCGATAGGAGGACTTACAGCCCTTGCAGGAGCTGTGGCAGGTATCTATACGGCCGAAAGAATAGCTGCAAAGAAAGCTGAGAAAGCGAATCTTGCAGAACATTTCGGCACCATGACATTATCGCTCGAAGAACTTAATGAAGCGGCAAAAGATATCATTGGGCGTGGAACTATCGAAGATCTCTCAAATGCAATGGAAGAGCTGGGGAAAGTTTCCGACATTTCCAAAAAACTGAAAGATAGCCAAAAGGTTATTGAAAGAATGACATGGAAAGTTAAATCGGGAATGACTCTCGATGAAACGGATAATGCCAATTTCGAAGCAGCTATAAAGTCACAGGTCGAAGAAAGTCTCAATCTTGTCGAACAAGGGAGATTTACGGCCAAAGTGTCTGTAGATGCATTGTTCGGAGAGGGGGACGAGACTGGAAGCAAAATTATAGCGGGCTTCGACGAACTTTACAATGGTATAAACGCTGAAGTATCAGCTCTTGGCGAGCAGCTAGGCAAAGCGTATAACGATGCGATGGAAGATGGAATTATTGATACTGATGAAGCCAAGATCATCGCTACATTGCAAAGTCAGCTTGCGAATATCACAAGTGAAGTGTCCATGGCTCAATCACAGGCCAAACTCGACAGAATTAAACTTGAATTCTCGGGCAAAGAGCTTGATCCGGATACATTTAGAAATCTGCAGCAGGCTGTAAATGAGCAGTCGCAAATACAGATCGAAAACGCCAGAAAAGCATACGAACTTATAAATATGAACCTTTCTATGGAAAAAGAGAGAGGCAATATTTCCGCAGAAGAATACGAATCTCAGATGCGAGCTAATAATGAGGGATTTCAGGCAAAACTCGGCACGATAACAGAAAATGCTTTTACGTTTTCGATGGACACCATAGAAGAGTCTTATCGCTCGGAAATTGAAGAATTTACAGGAAAGATTCCTGACATTTTGAATGAAGCGTTACAGAAAATGCAGGGCGGCACTGATGGCATCGAGGCATTTTCGGGAACTGATCTTGTTAATTCATTCGGGGTGGATGAATCTACTAAGGATGCAGTCAACACTCTCCTTAAGGAGATGCAGCCTCAGATTGACGAGATGCGGAGCAAAGCTAAAGAATTTGAGGATGCAGGAAAAGAGATTCCGGCATCTCTGCAGAAGGGCCTCAAAGACGTTGAAACTCTGGAAGCGTTGGGTGGAGATTTTGAAGCAATATATAAAGTCCTCGATACGGCGATAGCTGAGAACAGCGAATATGAAAACACTCTGTCACAGTTAGAGAAGCAGGGCGCTATGATACCGCAGACACTGAGCGACTCTATGCGGAGCCGTAAAGATGAAATAGACAGAGCCGCAAGGCAATTAAGAGCAGATGCAGCGGCAAGTTTAAAAAATGAATTCAGTGCGCCATTCGATGTATCTGCGAACGTAAACGTGAATTTTAGACCGATATCGACCGTATTAAGCTCGGAATCGATGAGCAAAACCGGAATCAAGCGCAATGCCGAAGGCTCCATCGTCAGAAGTCCAATTCTATCATGGGTAGGTGAAGGTGGAGACGATGAGGGAATCATCCCTATCAACAGATCTCAGCGTGCAGCAGATCTCTATAACCAGGTAGGGCAGGAGCTTGCGGCAGCAGGCAACACCGGAATAAACTCCAGCGCAAATGTGACATATGCTCCGGTCATAAACATTGGCGGAAACGCTGATGCCGAGACAGTCCAGCAGGCTCTTAAATCCGGATACAACGAATTCAAGCAGTACATGAGCAGATTTATGCGCGATAGTGTAAGGCTCGGGTATTAAGGAGGTATAAATGGCAAAAGAGGCGTCAATATACATTACTATAGCCGGAGACACATGGGACAGCATCGCATATAAGGTATACGGCAACGAAGAATTCTGTGACAAAATCATGGACGCCAACCGGGATAAGCTGGACATGTTTGTATTCTCTGCAGGGATAGAACTTACAATCCCTCACAGGGACACATTCACAGGATCCAATGTAAACACGGATTTTCCGGATTGGAGGAGTGTCTTAAATGGCTGAGTCAAGAAGGATAATCCCTCTCGTTTATTATGATGGGAAAGAGATAGGCCTGACAAACAGGATAGAGAGCCTGGAGTATACGGACAATGATCAGGGTAAGTCTGACGAGGTACAGCTCACATTTGCGGGCGGTGCCTCTGATTGGCTTCAGATGGGTACAGAGATCGAGAAAGAGCACAATCTGGAAGTGCTCATGACATTCACACACTGGAGCAGTCCGGGAAGCTTCGACAATTACCATGTAGGTAATTTTACCGTGGATGATATAAGTTTTTCGGGCCCTCCGAGTGTGGGAGTGGTTAAAGGTATATCGATTCCGGCATCCTCCGGCTTTCAAACGGTCAAAAAGTCTCAGACCTGGAACAATGTATCAATAAAGCAGATTGCCATGGAAAAGATGGCAGAATACGGCATGACAGCTCTGTTTTACAACGCAGAGGAGATCATCCTCGAAGTAGTGGAACAGGCTGAACAGACGGATTCGGAGTTTTTGTATGACCTCTGCAAGCAGCAGGGGCTTTTCATCAAGATTTATAAAGTCGGCTTCGTAATATTCGATAAAAAGATTTATGAGTCAAGAGGCGTGAAAACAACATTTCACCCGAAGGACATCGAATCCTATACATGGAATTCCACTCTGGTCGGAACATATACAGGAGCGACTATTGCATATACCAATACGGATGCGAAAAAGAACACTTCCGTAGCAAAAAAGGAAAAAGCGGCACAAAAAGCGGCCAACGCTCAATACAATGTCACCAATTCCTACAACGCCGGCAAGATCGAGGCGGCGGCAAACAACAAAATGATCACTGTTACGGTCGGAGAAGGACCGAGGATACTGCAGATAAATGAGCATTGCGAGAATGAGTATGAAGCAAGAGCGAAGGCGGTGGCAAAGCTTAACGAGGAAAACGAGAAAGCTGTGACCATTGAATTCACCACCATACTCAACTCCGATGCTTATTTATTTGCAACAAACAACTTCCAGATCGAAGGAATGGGCAGAATGAACGGTAAATATTTCTGCACATCCGTGACACATTCTTTTACAGGATCCGGACATCAAATGACAGTAAAGGGATACAAGATATTTAACAGACTGTAAGGAGGGGGCATGAAACAGGGTTCAGAAGTAAGGATCGGATATATATCCTCATACAATGCAGGGACAGGCAAAGCAAAAGTGTTCTATCCTGACAGACTTGGCCAAGTCACGCAGGAAATGAGCATCTTTGCTCCCTTTGGCATATCTCAGATACCGATGCCGGATGACCAGGTGCTGGTGCTTCACTTGTCAAACGGACAGGAAGCAGGATTGATAATCGGAAAGACAGTCGGGACAGGTGCCGCGATTGCCGCAGCAGGCGGAGACATTACCATAGCCGGGACAGCAGGAAGCATAACACTGTCTGATCTCATAAAGATAAAAAACAAGGTACTGTGAGGTGAAGGATGAAGATTGGAAACTGGGGAAGCGGACTTAAGTTCCAGACGTCTGATAGCAGGGTTTTGACTTTCCAACGTATGACGAGAAGCTTGTCGGTCAATACAAATAAGCACAAGGTGCTGGGTGGCAAAAAGCCGAGGCTTGAATTCGTGGGTCCTGATCTGCAGACTGTATCATTCACAATGGAACTGAACGCTCTGCTGTGCAAGCGTCCGAGAAAGGTAGAAGAAACACTTTTCCAAAGGGCTTCAAACGGAAACCACTATCCGCTTGTGATAGGTGGCCGTGTGATCCTGAAGCAGGCCATCATAACGAAGATATCATCGTCTTATGATGTTGTGCTGAAAAAGGGAGAAATCTACTCGATGAAGATAGATGTGACCATGAGTGAATACAACTAAGGAGGGGATATGCAATTCAATTTCATTTCAGAACAGGAATCTGAAGAGATAAACGATATATTGTGGTGTCTCCGGAATTTGTTCAGCGTGCCAGAGGGTTCGATGCCACTAGCAAGAGGGCTGGGGCTTAAATGGTCAGTGCTTTCGGATGTGCCGGAAGATCTTGAAAATGACTTTGCCACAGATCTGGTCGAAAAGGTGCAGACATTTGAACCAAGGGTCGAGGTCCTTAATGTGGAATTTACCCATGATACTGACAATGGAGCGGCTACGTGTAACGTGGAAATACATCTCGTAGATAGCGAGACAGAGGAGGAAGAGGAAAATGAGTAGTTCGAATTTAGCATCGATAGACGAATATCCTGACGTGTCGTTTATCGATAACCTCACCATGCAGACACTGGAAGACAACATGGTCAAGTGGTTTATGGATAAGCGTAAAGAGCTTACCGGAAAGAGCATAACGCTAGGGGAAGCCGATGATCGCAGACTCATGTTAAAAGCAGGGGCTTATTACATTTACCAGGCTTTTATGTGCACGGATAACGCAGGAAAAATGGGACTGCTCAAGTATGCGACAGGCAGTTATCTGGATAACCTCGGAGCTCTTAAAGGTATATCAAGATTAAGCGCAGCAGGAGCAACTACCACTCTGAGATATTCGCTGAGCGCGGCAAGAGAATCAGCTACAGGGATACCTGCAGGCAGCAGGGCAACATCCGGAGACGGTGTGTACTTTGCGACAGATGAGTATGCGGAAATACCTGCAGGAAGCTTATATGTTGATGTGCAGGCGACCTGTGAGACACCGGGAACGTCCGGAAATGTTTACGGAGTAGGCGAGATCAGCAAGATGGTCGTCGGCATCCCGTTTATAGATACGGTGACGAACATCACCAAAACCGAGAATGGGCGAGACATCGAAACCGACGATGAGCTAAGGGAAAGAATCTATCTTGCACCGGAAAGCTACACATCGGCAGGCTCTAAGGGCGCTTATGAATATTACGTAAGAGAATATGATCCGACCATAGAGGATGTTTACATCACATCACCAAGCGCGAGAGTGGTCGAGATCAGATGCATCCTGGCTGATGGAGCGATACCGGAAACCGAATACATTAACGGTCTTACAGATTATCTCAATCAGGATGACGTGAAAATGCTCACAGATCAGGTGGTCGTGGAAGCTCCGGAGACAGTGAGCTATAACCTTAACTTTACTTACTACATTAATCAGTCCGACAGGGCAAGGGCAGAAACGATACAGGCTGCTGTAAATAAGGCGGTTGACGCTTATAAAAAATGGCAGTGCACAAAGATAGGCAGAGACATTAATCCGGATTACCTGGTACAGCTTGTGAAGGAAGCCGGGGCTAAACGTGTAGTGATCACATCACCATCTTTCACCATCATTCCGGTTGACTCCGTAGCGGCGATTAATTCGCAGACAGTGACATACGGAGGACTTGAAAATGATTAAATACGAGGACGGGGAATTTCTCGATCTGCTCCCTTCGTTTTTTAAAGAAAAAGAGGACTTTGCGGCGATATCTTATGCATTCAAGATGGCTATAGCGTCGCTCATCATGGGGCAGAAAGAGACAAAGCTTTATGCAGATATAGATAAGGTCCCGGAGGATATCTTGGACCTTATGGCACTGGAGAGCAAGGCTCCATACTACTCCGAGGATTTACCGATAGAGCAGAAAAGAGAGCTTGTTAAAAACGCTATCCTGTGGCGTGAAAAAGCCGGAACAAAAAGCGCTGTCCAGGATCTTATAAGGACGGTGTTTGGATACGGAGAAATCGTCGAATGGTTTGACTTCACAGAAGGCGAACAGATACCGGGGTATTTTGATATCGAGACCGGCGCACAGCTGACACCGGAATTGTTCGAGATGTTTACGAAGGTGATCGAAAGTGTGAAGAATGAATCTTCACACCTGAGACGTATCGGTATCGAAAGAGAAATCGACGGAAATCTCTACATCGGTACCGGAGTGATTGCATCCCCGAGATACGTGGTCACTCAGCTGATAAGCGACCAGGTAGATATAAATGGAAATGCTCTCGGAGCTGTCGCAAATACCGGCACGCCTCGAGTGATCATAATATAAAAAAGGAGGACAGACATGGAATTTAATCCATCAGTTATCACCGAAGAAGGTCAGGCGCTGATAGCAGCAGCTCTGGCCGGAGACATTAACATCGTGTTCACGAAGATCGTGACGGGTGACGGGACACATACCCCGGATGAAGATCTTTCGAAACTCACAGAACTTACAAGCCCGAAGCAGGAGTTTCCTCTGACCGCGAAAGAGATCCTGAATAGCAGCACGATCCATCTGAAGTACATCGTATCAAATGTGAATCCGGATGGCACACCGCTCACAGTAGGCTACTACGTTAAGGAGCTGGGCCTTTATGCGAAATCAGACCAGGAAGGGGCAGAAGAGATACTTTATGCTGTGGCTACAGCGGTGGATGGATCAGCTGACTGGCTTCCACCTTATAACGAATTGCAGCCATCCAACATCACGATGGACTGGTATACGGCTGTAGGAAATGCGGCCAGCGTTACTTTGGAGACGCCAAACAGGACATACATTTACGATGACAGTACTACAGACAAGTACGTCATCGGCATAAACAACGGACTTTTATATTACGAGGAGGTTGAAGAATGAGCAGAGTATATATAGCAGACAAGGAGACATTGGACCAGGTAAATACAAAGGTCTCGGCAATCCTTGCCATTGAGCAGGATGAGGACGTTTATGGATTTATTGAACACATGGACGTGCTGTCCCCGGAGCACAGGATTGAATACATCGGACTCAATAAGAATTTCAGTCCCATCTCAGTGACCATGGGCGGAGGCTTTTCTTTAGGCGACTGGGCTAATTTCCCTCTCCTTGTTAACAACAAGCCTTACATGGTAAAGAGCGATGGCACCGTTGATTATCAGCTATCAGAGACTGACTACACAAAGAAGGCAGACGGTGAGACAGCTTCCGATGTGGCGAATGCATCTTATGACGGAGGCGCTTTCTCGTGGCTGCAGAAGATCTACAAGAAGGAATACATCGTAGGATCTGACAGATATGTCAAGTTCTCTTTGACTCCCAGGGATGGATACAAGCCGGTTGGATTTATCGACAGTGACAATAAGGAGCTCGAGGGCGTATGGCTCCCGATGTTCTACGGATATATTGACAGCAATTCAAAGATGCACTGCATATCCGGAACACAGCCAGCATACAACAATCAGACATCAGCAGAGAAGACAGCCATTGATAACTTCGGAGCACGTGCGAAGTTCTTCGGCGGTCCTATCGTTGAGACTATTCAGGATCTTCTCATTCTCTGGGGCAAGACATCTGATCTTCAGGCTAAATACGGCTTTGGAAACTGCGAGGGTTATGATGCATCACTCACACCTACAATGGGCGTAAAAGCCAATGCTGTAGTTGGTGGCGGTCAGTTCTATGGCACAGATGACCATAAGAGTCTTAACAAGATCCTCCACTCACTCGTGCTCGGAACCTACAACCAGTGGCAGAGAGATCCGTACACAGTATGTGTAAACGGCAGAGTTAAAGTGTCAAAGAATTACGCATATGACCTTACTGGAGCTGCATATACAGATACCGGAGTTCAGCTGGAAACAACGAGCTCATGGCAGTATCCGCACAAGTATGCAAATGTTGACGGATTCGGAGCGATCCCGGTTCAGCCGTGTAAAGGATCAACAGCAACAGGCGGATGCGATGGTTTATATGTAAACGCCGGTATCACGGCGGTCGCCCTTCGGTTCGGTCATTGCGACAACGGTCTGCATGCTGGCCCGCGCTCGCTCAATCTGGACAACGTTGCCCCGACTTCCACCTGGTACCTCGGCGCCTCCGTACTTCTGCTTCCACCTGTTGGTGCGTCCCCGGACGCAGCATAAGGGGGACCGGGGGTCTTCCCCCGGAAAGCTTCCGGCATAAATTAATTAAAAAATCAAATAATAACAGGGGATAAAACCTGCGACACCTCGGGCGGTCGCCCTTCGGTTCGGTAATTGCAACAACGGTCTGAATGATGGCCCGCGCACGCTCAATCTGAACAACGTTGCCACGAATGCCAACTGGAACATCGGCGCCTCCGTACTCTATCAATAATGGATGAATGACGCAAATGCAGGTTTTATTCCTACACCACTGACGGTTGAAACACCGTTTATCCGCCATAACTGGTTAGGGGAGTGGAAATAAGTCCGATGCAGGACGAACGATAAAGCGGTCGCACCTATCGTTCGTAGGAGATAGGAGAAAAAATATCTTATAGGAGTAGAGTGAATGCGTCGTAACGACATAAAAATAATTACTGAACAAGGCGTAAAACAATACAAATATCTGTATCAACGTATGCTTGACAAAAGTGTTATCGAGAAAGCTTACCGGAAATTAAGAAAAGGAAAGACAAAGAGGAAAGAGATTCAAGATATAGACCGTCACTTTGACGAAGAAGTCGAGAAGATGCGTCTTATGATTTTAAACACTAAGCCTGTTCCGGTGGATCATCCGGAACTTGCTTACAAGCCAAAACGCCGGACTCCGAAGATCATCACGGAGAAGGGCAAGAAAAGAAAGATCTATATGCCAGAGATCCACGAACAATGGCTGCATCACATCATCATTATAATCCTGGAGCCGATTATAACAGCTACAGCTTATCGCTATTCGTGCGGCAGTTTCCCAAACAGAGGTGCTCATTACGGCAAAAGACGGATTGAAAGATGGATACGAAAAGGAAAGAACATAAGGAACTTTCTTAAAATTGATATCCGGCACTTTTATGACAGTATTCGTCTGAGCGTCCTCATGAGAGAACTGGCCATAAGGATCAAGGATGATTGGTTTTTGTACATCATAGAAATATGCCTATGGGGATTTAAGAAAGGTATACCTTTAGGTTTTTACATAAGCCAATGGCTTGCAAACTACATCCTGGAACCGCTGGACAGACTGATAAACAAGACGCTGGGATTCGATATCTTTGAAAGATATATGGATGACATAGTTATTTTTAACGATAACAAGAAGAAGCTTCGTGAAGCATTGATTAAGATTATGAAAATGCTTGGACAGCGTTTTAGATTAAAACTAAAACGTAACTATCAAATATGTAAATTCTTATACATAAAAAAGAATGAAAAACCAATAGGACGAGCGCTTGATTATATGGGATTTCTGTTCTACAGAGATAAAACCCTGATGAGAAAGAGCATCATGATTACTGCCACTCGGTTGGCAAAACGACTCGGCAAAGCAAAGAAGTATGACAGAAGGTTCTATGACAAGCATCTAAGAGCAATGATCTCATATGTCGGATGGTTCAACTGTACAGATACATATAACTGCTATCTCGAATACATAAAACCATGCGTGAACATAGGAAAGATAAAGAAAATCATATCAAAAGTAGACAGGAGGAAGGAACATGAAGGATTGGAAAAAGGAACATTGTGCAGTGCAGCCTGAAGAACTGCAGCTCATTGCGGATGGTATCTACATGCAGAGGAGAAACATCCAGAAGGTAGAACACAAAGCAGATGAGTCATCAGGTACAGAAGCATACACAGAATGGGTATGTGAATGCCGTGAGATAAGTGTTGATGATTATCATATGTTGAAAAACATCGAGCAGATCAACACAGCGTCTGCGATAGACGCATACACACAGCAGCTGATTGAGGAGGGATTGTTATGAGGACACTTGTACAGAGCTTAAAGAGACTTTTTAACAAAGGTATCGTGGGAGAAGCGAAAATCCGTTCCATGACGGAAGAGGAAAAGATCACTGCCGCCGAGTATGAATACATCACAGGCAATCCTTACGTGGAGGAGTGATGGTGGAACTAAAAGATAACTTCAAATGTAGATATTACCGCGGCGATGGCAGGTGCGGAAGAGATGCGTGCAGATGCAAGCCACAGAAATGTGATAAACGCTATAACTGCGTACATTGTACATCCAGTATCATACCGCTGTCACAGGAGCCGTGTGCATCCTGTTACTTCAAGGACAAGGAAAGCATTAGGCAGTTCGCACTTCAGGCAGAAAAAAAGAAATAAAACCACAATGGGGGAGGAAATAATATGATCAAACAAAAATTATGCACACTAATAGGACTTATGGGAAGTGCTATAGCTTCGATGATGGGGGGATGGTCAGCGGCTTTAACGTATTTAATGCTTGCTATGATCGTTGATTATGTCAGTGGGCTGATTGTCGCAGGTGTTTTTCATAATTCACGAAAAACGAAGAACGGAGCACTTGAAAGCCGGGTAGGCTGGAAAGGCTTATGCAGGAAGGTATTTACGTTGTCGTTCATCGTGGTTGCAAGAGGCATAGATGTTTATCTGGGTGTTGATTATGTGAAAAATGCGGTAATAATTGGGTTTTTCACAAATGAAGTGATTAGCATCGTAGAAAACATGGGGCTTATGGGAGTACCTATGCCGGCGATTGTGTCAAAAGCAGTGGACCTTCTCACGTCTAAATCAAGTGAAAAAAGAGATAATTAAAACAGTGATTAGACGTAAGTCTTAATCATATATAACCATTGACCGCCTGTGACATGAGTCACGGGCATTTTTATTAAGGAGGCTTATATGGCTCAGAACAAGGTAAAAATCGTTCCGAATGACAAAAAATGCGATGTGGTAGGTGGAAAGACCGTTACTGAAGCAGAATTTCCTGCTGTAGGGAATGAACCCAAGACAGAATCTCATAATGGTAGCAAGGTGCCTGATGGGAAAGGCGGAGCTGAAGACGCAAAGTGAGAGGAGGTGATCCTATAAATCTCGGAGCTGTCCGTTAATCAGCGGCATTATATCTTGTGTATTATCCCATGTCTGATAATCCAGGCATGGGATTTTGACAATAATCGTCATTAATCGTCATTTTGATAACATTTTTCCTCAAATTGATAACGATTTTTCTCAAAAAATAACGTTATCCCAAAAAAGCGGAAATGAAAGCAGATGGGAAATCTGCATGCAAAATAATGGCAAAACGGTGGCATTGACATTAACCAAAAAATGCGAGTAAGGGGTAAATGGGATTTTATTTGTTATTCACATGTAAAAAGTAATTACTTTTCGAACTTTAAGGAGCAGTCATGACGGACTCTTACGAAAGAAACTATGTTTGGAATTTTTTTACTAATAACGGATTAACGCCTGAGGGTGTATCCGGACTTATGGGAAACCTTTATGCCGAGAGCGGAGTGGGCTCAAAGGTGCTGGAAAGACTCTGCAGGAAGAGATACAGCGAGCAGGGGATAACCTACACAGATAGCACCTACACCAATGCTGTAGACGATGGGTCTATCAGCAAGAGCGAATTTATAAGTCCGATGGGTAAACATTATGGTTATGGACTCGCTCAGTGGACATCGACCGGAAGAAAGGCAGGACTTTACGACTATACAGTTGGCAGAGGTAAATCCATCGGGGATTTACAGTCTCAGTGCGAGTATCTTTTAAACGAGCTTAAGACATCCTTCAGAGTAATATATGAGATTTTAAGCAGCACAAAGAACATATACACGGCATCAGACAGAGTTCTGATGGACTTCGAAGCTCCGGATAACGCGGGGAGTTACAAAGAGCTCCGAAGAAGATACAGCGAGGAGTTTTATAAACTATACGGAGGTACAAAGATGGTAATTATTGGAAGTGCACGAATCGACGAGAATGGACACGCGTCTGGAGGAAAAGCAGGAGATCAGACCGGTAACGAAGTGTGCATCCAGAAGTACTACACTCACAAAAAAGGGTGGAGAGTTATAAGAGCAAAGGATGCAGCAGTCCGTGAGGCCATTGCCCAGAACATGGAATGGGCCTGCGCTAATGATTATATAGGATATGATCAGAACCAGAATCAGAGTCTCTACAATGTGGCTCAGGATGTAGGCTTTAACTGTTCACTTGTAGTCACACCATGCGAGACAGACTGTGCAAGGCTGGTAAGAGTATGTGTGCTTTATGCCGGCATAAGGGTGAGCGATTTCTATACCGTGACCGAAGCAGAAAAGCTTCTTGAAACAGGAGCATTTGAAGAAGTATTTATTCCGCTTCCGTCCGGACTGCTCCGCGGTGATATCCTGGTAACACCGACAAAGGGACACACAGTGGTATCACTTACAAACGGAGATGGGACAACCGGAAAAGAGACCGGTACCGCAGCAGGCACAACTCCAGATCAGAAACCGGCAGCAGGCAAGTACACAGTAGGCTGGCACAAGGACGGAAATGGATGGTGGCACGCTGACACAGTAAATACATACTTAAAGAAGACCTGGGCGGTAATAAATCATCATTGGTATTACTTCGACGAGGATGGTTATATGCTTACAGGCTGGCAGATTATCGACGGAAAGAAGTATTATCTCCAGGAGTCGGAAGACAACAATCTCCAGGGCGCATGCTGGAAGTCGGACGGATCCGGAGCACAGTCGGCGTGGTATGTAGAATAAAAATCTCGTGACAATCATGCGAAAATAGAGTGTTTTTCGCGAGATCATAACGATTGTTCAAAAGATAGGCGTGGGAGAAAATCCTGCGCCTTATTTTTGTACAAGAAAAGGCATAAAAATGTTGACATACTACTAGCAGTATGATAATATATAAGTGTAACAAAGATAAGCGTTGCAAGAAAGGAGAAAAGCCGATGGGAGAAATAGAAAAAGCCCTTAAGGACTTGGAAAAAGCGTTAAAAAGTAACGAATCTGTAGCAAGAGTAACCGTTACAATAACACTTGTAAAACCCAAGACCGAAAAGGGCAAGCAAAAGGAATAAATCCTCTAGGCAGGGGCGGAAGGAACCGCCCCGTAAGTCCTAGTATAACATAGATAGTTAGAAAGGGGCAGACATGGAAATATTAAAAAATGGAAAAACGTATGAAGTCAAAGAGACATCTGCGAAATGGGTTATAAAAGCGACTTCCGGAATCATGGATATATCCTATGACATAAGTAAAAAAGATTGCGAAACATTCGAAGATCTTAAGAAGTATGTGGAAGAAGCAGAGGTATTAAACTGGGGGTAACATTATGGCAGAGAAGAAAAGCCGAACATCAACAGAGGTCAAGGCGCGATATAATAATAAGGCATATGATTTGATCGCCGTACGTGTGCCGAAAGAAATGGCAGCAGAGTTCAAGAAGAAATGTTCGGAAACAGGCATTCCACAGGCACAGGTGATTAAAAAAGCTATAGAGGCTTTTCTGAACGAAACGATATAGGAGGATATAAAAATGTACGCACCATATACAGCAAAAGAAATAATTGAGAACGGATATTATGATGTAGCAGTCAACCTTATGGATGACGAACTAAGAGAAGAATTACACAATGAACTTGCACCATGTAGTGACCTCGAATTTATGGAAGCTTATATGAAAGCTCACAAAGAAAAGTTCGGAGAAGAGTTTAAAATCTGA